GTTTTAGCTTCAACAGTTTGTCTTAGGATTTGGATGCTTAGTCTGTTACCAATAGCACCTTCAAGTGCAGCAGTAGCAGCAGCTTTACCAGTATTTGCACCTGAATACTGCTCAGCAATCTTGAATGGGCTTAGTGCTTCTTCACCTGCTGTAGTACCGACAATACCGCCGTTTGCAGCGACAGTATCTGAGTAACGTACTCTTAGTGTATGGATTTGACCAACTGGTCCAGTCATCGGTTGTACACCAACTAGCTCGTTTGCAATAACAGTTGGCATAACACGACGAATGACGGGTAGAATAACTCTGTTTAGAGTTGCGATATTACCGGCGGATGTAGCACCAGCAGTAGCACTTTCTGAGAGATACTTGCGAGTATTCTCAAGTGTAGTTGCCATTACCGATCTTTTGTTGCCTTGTAGGCCTTCAAGAAGTGCTGTTTTTGTATCCTGCCAGCGACTTTCTAGTAGTTCTGACATTTTTATCTCCTTAGTTTAATCCAGCTAGACGTTTGATTTCAATCACGTTATCAAAGTCTGCTTTACTACTATTTGTTTTAATTTCTCTATTGCCTGTAATTTCTTTGCCTTCTGTAATGATTGCCTTTTGCTTCGCTGGACCTTTTCCGTCGATAACTGCCGGTAGGTATTTTTCAAACGCTGATTGTAATCTTGGTGTTTGAACGCTTTCCAGTAAGTCTAACATTATTTCGCGTTGATCTTTGCTTAATGGAGAGATCAATTCGCTTATAACTTCTTTACGCTTTGCAGATTCAACAAGAGTTTTCTTTTCATTTTCTTTTGATTCTGCTATTTTAATTGCTTTTGCAGCAGTTGCTTTTGCTTCTGTTAGTTGCTTGTCTTTTAGTTCAAGAACTTTCAAAAGTTTTGCCGTTTCTGATTTTTCATTTAGGTATGAAGTACCGTATTCTGCTGAAAAAGCTTCGAATATTTTACGTCCGAAATCATTCTTACGAGCAGTATTGATATCTTCTTTAAGTGCAGAAAGCTCTTTGTGTAGAGTTTTTCTAACTGTTTCTGATACCAATGCTGCACTTCTTTCGATAAAGTTATTTTTAACTTTAACGAAGTGTGATTTTGCTTCACGGATTAATCTAACTTTAGTTTCAGCTAAATCTTTTTTGTCTTCATAGAATTCTGCGATTTCAGATGATAGAGCTTCAACTACAAACTCTTCAAGGCGTGCAAGTTTTTGTTCTTGCATTTTCTTGTCATGATGTAGTTCTTTGATTTCTTTTTGAAGTTGCTCAATTACAAAGCCTTTTAGCAAGTTTGCATTTTCACGCATTTTTACTGCGTATTTTGCTTTTGCTTCTGCAAGCGATCTACGATCTTCTGCAAACTCTGCAATTTCAGCGTCTAAACGCTCCGATAGCATAACATCAATGGCGTCAACCATTAACTGCTTGTCGTGTTCGTACTTTTGTGCAAATTCTTCGCGTAATTCAGCAGTTGCCTGTATTTTGTTTTCGCGAACTTTTACATTCCAAGCTTCTTCAATCTCTGCTCTGATCTCTTCTGATACAACATTATTCTCAAAGAGTGTTTTCAGTGCATCCAACATTTATTTCTCCTCTTATTGGAGTTTGCTGATTATGTTAATCAGCGATTCCTTTAAAAACTTTTGTGCCTTAGGGTCTTCTTTTGTTGCCTGTGCTAGACTGTATGCCTTATAACCACCCTTTGTATTCATAAGGTGTTCATATATTGCTGTAGGATAAGCACCCGGAGCACTAGGTTGTGCTACAACATCAACGGTGATTATCTCAAAATCTGAAACTTGTCCACTACCATCTTCTTTAACGTTGCCGCTACCGCGCGATGAGACACCTAGTTTAACTCCGCTTTCCAGCATTGTTTTAACTAGTTGTCCCATCGGAGTTGGTAGTATTTTCAACTTTCCGTAACCGTTTGGGCCATCCATCCACATTTCTGTAATCATATGGCTTACACGATCTAGGTTTATATTAAGGCCTTCTGGATGATCTACTTCACCGAGAACTGAATATCCTCCGCTTATTTGATCATTGAGAGTCTTGACAGCCCTGCCTATTTCATTTACAGGATACACTCGCTGATTGGCGTTGCGAACACCGCCTTGAATGCAAATGCCTTTCATAAAAAGATCTTTGCCTTCATTAACGTTTTCCACAACCATCCTTGCTTGGTCGAACGTCAAATGCTCTCGTAAGTTTTTCATCAATATGCCTTACTTTGCTCTGGTTGAAACTTTATTAAGTGTGCTTTGAGCACTTTTGTCTGAATGGTCTGTTTTTAAGATACTGTTATTATCTAAACCACCGCCGCTCTTTTTACTTAGATGTTTCACACCAGCTTTTCCTCCAGGAACGTTTACGTTTTTAGTGCTCATGTCCTTTGGAGAACCTTTTAGCAAACCTGAACCTTTCAATTGTCCTTTGTTTGCTTCTACTGGACTTTTTTCTGTGCCTGCACTGGTAATGTTTGAGCTAGTACCACCCATGTCATTTTTACCTGCAACTATTGATTTAGTATTTGCACCGTTGTCGCCCATTTTTCCGTAGGTGTTATAAGTTTGACCGCCAATTTTTTCTACGTATTCACGCATTTCTTCAGTTGCTGACTTTTTAACTTTCTTTTCGTCTTTCTTTTCAGACTTCTTGGCTTCAAATGCAGGCATAAAAGATTCTTTTTCTTCTTCGTCTTCTTCCTCTTCGTCGCCTTCTTCTTCCTCTTCGCCTTCTTCACCTTCTTCGTCACCTTCGCCGCCCATCATAGCTTCGAATTCTGCTTTAAGTGCTTCAAGTGCGTCTTCTAGATCATCCATGCGGTCATTAACATCACCTTCGCCGCCCATGTCCATATCCATGTCGCCGCCTTCGTCGTCCATGCCAACATCACCTATCATGTCATCAGTAGCGTCTCCGCCCATCATTGACATCGGATCTGCTTCTACTTCAAATTCGTCTAAGTTAAAACCTTCGTCGACGTCGTCGTCATCTGATTCGTCTACTTCTTCATCTTCCGATTCGTCTAGTTCATCATCTGACTCATCTACTTCTTCATCATCGGATTCATCTACTTCTTCGTCCGATTCTTCTTCAATCTCTGCATCATCTTCTAGTAGTGATTCATAAATGTCACGTGACTTTTCAACAACGATTTCGTGGAAAAGTGCTTCTGCTGCTTCTCTATCTTCATTGATGAGAAGTTCTAGCATTTTTTCAAATTTTGTACGATCTGCCATTACAATCTCCTATAAATGTTTGTTTACACCTTGCGGTGCGGGCTGTCATACTATATTTACACCTTTTGGGAAAATATACGCAGAAATGGGTTCAAAACGATAGGTTTTGACTATATCTTGTCAAACTGCAAATCGTTTTTTAAATTCATCTAATGAAATGTGGGTCAAATTAGATAAATTTGTAAGTTCTTTGGGCACAAATGGTCTTTCTGCTAACACTCTTATATATCTAATTTTAGAATTTTTTTGTATAGTTGTTGTAGTTTGTTTTAGCCAGTTTCCAAAATAAGTTGCACGTTCATGATTCTTTTTGTAATTATAAGTACTAGCATAAACGTTATTAACCAACTCAAAGTTTTCGCCTAGACCTTGATAGTCAAACCCTAATATATAAATTTCATCATAATCGTGTTCAGAAGCCATCCAAAGTGCAGTAGGTCCGCTACTCCAACCTTTAGAAGGATTAAAAAAATTAAAACCTGTCATATGAAAATAGGCTTTGTTTTGATTTGTCCAAACCGAAACTTTATGTTGAATTCCGTTGCTGTTAAGTTCTAAAACCATCTTTGTATCTACAGCAACAATATAATCTGGTAAAAAATCTCTATAGATAGCATTACAACCATAAACAGTTCCTATCTGTTTAAGAATATTTAAATTTATGTTTTCTCTACTTTTTCCGTTTCCTAATACAAATCCAATTTTGCTATTGTTTAATCTAGGTACAGCAACTGGAATGTCTGTAGAAACTAGTGCAGACTGAACAGCCTTCTTTTGCTTTTCTAATCTTCTTGCTGCTTTTAGTTTTCGGAATTCTTCTTTAGTATAAAGAGATTTATCTATCTTTGGCATTAAACCCCGCCGGCTTCAGTATTTGCTGCTATTCCGTACATTTGTTTAATAAAGTTTAATTCTTCTTTCTTTTCTTTATTATGCAACTCTGAAGATTTTCGTATTCTGTTAATTTGTTGTAAAGTTAATCTAGTCTTACGTGTATCGTCATAGTCAACAGGAGATTGATCGTACTCTGGTTCGTAACGATCATCTTCAACTGTATCCACAGTTTCTTTATCAAAATAAAAAAGTTCACGCAATAACATAATATTATTTATACCGTTTGTGCTGTAGTAGCATTAGCCCCTACGTTTTGTCCTGTTGCAGTAGCAGGTGCAGTTCCTTCGCCACCTTGTATAGGAGGTGATTCTGTATCAGATTCGTCTTCAATATTACCTAAATCTGCATCAATGCCTGCCGAACTAATGCCTGCTCCTCTAATTTCTCCAGTGCTGTCTGTAGTTTCAGGTTGTAGATTTTCGTCGTTCTCTTCTTTCCATAGACGTTCGTTTTCTGCAAGTTCTTCGTCAGACAATCCTAAGAATCTTTTTAGAGCAAATCTATTTGAAATATAAGGAATTGCACTCATTTGAGTATATGTAGGTACTCTAGCATTGTCGATTTCACTTTGACGATATGCGGCAAAGTTTTGAGGAGGTTGAAATCTTAAATCAAACATTGCTGTATCAATGTTAATGCCTTTTTCTAATAGATATCTTTTAAACTCGGTATCAAATGCGTCTGCTAATAGGCCTTGCAAACGTTCGCAATAAGTGTTGAAGCGTAGTTCTTGAATGTATGCTGTTCCCACCCGTCCATCATTATATTGAGCAGCACTGTCATCTGCTCCAGTTGGTAAGTATGAACTTGGGATACGTAATCCGCGTACCAACTTATTAGTAAAGTATCGTAGGTCATCAATTTCTCCTAAGTTTGTACCACCAGGTAGTGTTTCAACTTTTGATCCTCTACCTTCAGCAGTTTGTGGAAAGAAGTAGTCCTCATTGAT